CCCATACTTTAACGCAGCCTTAAACTGTTTGACGTTACGCATTAGATGGATCATAGTTCTTGAACAACTTCCAGTATGTCAACAGGCTAGTGAACATAGAGATGTGTTTAGCATGTGACTCTTTACTCCATCTCCAAGGTATTATTAGTTCTGTATCCTTCCTGTCTACAAAGATAGATACCCTCTCAGGATCTTTTACATTACATCCTTCAGCATAGGCTGATAGTTGCATACCATGTTCAGGAAATACTAAACTAGAAGGTGACTTCTTCTTAGCTTCTAAGTTGTCCTTAGTTTTAAAGTCAACAAAGATACCTGTATCAGAGTGTAGATCTATTTTACCACCATAACCTAAGTCAGCACAGAATGAATCCTCTGCAGTCCATGTCTCATCAGGAAATGTATCGTCTAAGTACTTCTTGATTGCTAGGTAGGGCTTAGTCTCTGCCCCACCTGCAAACCCTTGCTCTATCATGGCGTGAATGGTTGTACCCATCTCTGCTGCCTCTTTGCCTGTACTCTTTGAGTGTTCTTTACACCTGTAAAAGAATTGATCTGTACTTTCATCATCTTGTTTCTTTAACGTAAGTGCAGAGTTCAGAGCCTGATTTATTTTCCAGTTCTCTAAAGCAGGTTTAGCTGCAACACCAAGGATGGTAGTAACAGATGGTACATAACCATGTTTCCTAGCATCCCTTAAGTTTGTGTTACGTTCCTTACCATTTGAACCCACGATAGTATACGCAGATTCTCCTGTTTTACTATACCAATGTTCAGACTCTGACTCTTTTTTCATTAAGCAAATTCCTCTGCAGTTATATCAATGAAGTCATCTACTGTTTCTGTATCAACTTCCTCATGCTTATGCATATTTTCATTCCATGCATTAGTTATGTATCCATTGTAGTTGGCTACCCATGCTAGGAAGTTAGCAAATATCTCCTGTGCTTCATCATCCATATCAAGAGTTTTAGTCAAGTCAAGAGTAACAGATGGAAGATAAAAACAATTACCATTAGGTAACTTACGTTCCTCTGTAGCTAGTTTAACGTAGTGCTGTATAGGTAGACGTTTCATCTTATTAAGTTTATTAAACACATTTGTACCAAAGGTTTTGAATGCATCTCTGTTCTCAACTTCCCATATAAATGGTGTAGCATCTAGAGAAACTGGTGTTCCTGTATCATCTACAGGATTGTCCAACTCTATAGTACCAAACAATACACGTACACGCTTGATCTGTTTTAATAGATCCTGCATCTTCTCAGGCAAAGACTTGAAGTCTTGTATATACCCTGCAGGTTTACCACAGTTAAAACCACCATCATTATCTTTTAGATCAATGTTGAGGTTGTCTGCCATCACAGTCTTTACATACCTGTTAGGTGAGTCTGCTGTCTTCATTATAAAACGCTTATGCATAAACCTTTGCATGTAAGGACGTATGGTAGCTGTGTCAGAATAGTATGTTGGCCCATCTGGTATGTCTATTTTATACGTACCACCACTTACAACTTCTACATTAACCATCTTACCATTAACTTCTGACCTACCCATGATAGGTGAATGGTTAATACGCACACGAGCTAGGGCATCTGCCTTATCTTTATTAGCTCCTGTGTCCATAACCATACCCATAGCTTTAGCCATTGCTGTATAATCATTAGTATTTATATTTGCTATCTCATTCATTTATTTCTCCTTTTATCTTTCATAAGGTTCTTAGTTATATCATGCCACATCTTTTGTGTCAAGCCAGTTATCTCCTATTTTTGCCTCTAATAGTAGAGGTACATTAAAGTCTATATTCCATTTGTTATTTACTATATTAATTAGATTATCATTCGTTGCTTTTACTATTCGTATCACCTTATCTACCTCATTTGGATGTACATCAATAACTATACTGTCGTGTACTGTGTTGACTATACAACTTTCCATCTTATTTGCTTCCAATAACTTATCTATGTATATCAGAGATATGGGTACAATGTCAGCAGTTGCAAAGGATTGAACAGGATAATTCTTTATCTGTGTGAAATATGTCACACTTCCGTTACGTCTACGCTGTACATCAGGCCATGAAAACTCTCTACCTGATGGTGTTTTTATCTTACCAGTGTTCAGTATCTCGTTAGCTAATCGCTTATGCCACTCTGATATACCTTTGTACTTAGTGGTAAACTGTTGATAGTATGACGCTTCTGCCTCTGTCCTACCAAACCCACTTGCACCATACAAGGGAGCAAATGTATGTGCCTTTGCGTCTTGTCGTGATATCTTTTGCCCTGCATCACTGATAACTTTAGCTGTATAACTATGTACATCAAAGCCTGTGGATACTTCTTTTATGGCTACCTCATCCTGACTCAGGAATGCAGCAACTCTAAACTCTAACTGTGCAAAGTCTGCCTCAAGTATTTTTCCATCTTTCCATCGTGATACAAATACTTTCTTTACAGGAAACGTACCACCACGTGGCATGTTTTGCATATTAGGGTTAGCTCCAGACAACCTACCTGTACCTGTCCTGTGCTGTAGTAACTGAACATGTAGCATACCATCTGATTTAATATGTGTAGATATACCTTCAACAAAGCTAGATAGATATGTGTCTAGTGCTGATAGTCTTCTAACCCGTTGCAAAAATACAACAGCAGTCTGAAAGTTTCTCTCTCTAGCATTTGTCTCTAGCTTTATGAGATTGTCTTTACTTGTGCTAAATCCGTGTGCGCTAACCCAATCTGGATTAGGTGCTGCAAACTTTAGCCCTGCTATGGTATCTGTATCAGTAAATAGAAATCCTTCAGCCTTACATTCTAAACACTTACTTGTTTTAACAAAGGGTGTTCCATTCTTTTTAGTCCTACGTATCTTACCTGTACCCTTACATGTAGTACACTGTCGTGCCTTCTGTTTGTATAATACAACAGAGTTCTGTTTAGTTATAGATCTAAACTCAGTTGGTGTTAACCTTGGACTAAAAGAGTTAGCCCACATAGGTTTATCATATGGTTTTCTACTATATATAATCCAAGACAACTGCTCTGGGCTATTAAGATTAATAGGTCTGTCACCCATTAGCTCATGTACTTGAACCTGTAACTGAGTTAACAGCTCCTGCTTCTCAGCCTCAAACTCTTTACGTACTTCTTCAAGGGCTTCTTGATTAACATTAAAACCCTTCTGATAGATACGAGCAAGATGTATACATATTTGGTTAGTCAGTTTGACTGTGTCAATTAAGCCACTATCATGTGTATTAAGCTGATCATCTATTTTGTCATACAACTCCATAGTCGCATGTAAGTCAGCAGATAAGTACTGTGACAACTCTTCATGTGGTATCTCTCTGGTTGTATATCCTTTGTTGAAATACTCCTTCAGTGTACCCATCTTCTGTGTATCACAGTTGTATCTTTCTGCTAAGTACTCCAGACTCAATGGTTCCTTCTGTCCTCGTTGTATTATATAAGCACCAAGCATAGTATCAAAGATCTCTCCAGTATAAGTAAAGCCAGATTCCCATAACCATGTTAAGTCGTGTATGGCATTCTGCATCACCAAGAGGTGGGTATCATCCAGAATGTTCTGGACAATACTTCCACCCTCAGTGGTAGGTTGTTGCTCACTATGATCAAACGTAACTATCTTTTCTCCAGAGTGATTTAACATTCCTACCATTGTCAACGAATTTTCTGCTTCAAAAGGATCAAGCATAAGTTTATTGTTACGTTTAATAGTAGTATTTTCTACATCTAAAACTGTCACAATTTTCATTTCATTTCCTCTATCTTAGCTACAATATAGCTATCAAGTATGTCTCGTACCATTTGTGGGCCATGAGCAAACAAAGTTATACTTTCTGTATCATGCTCTGCATTTATCTCATACTCCACATAGTACTTAATCATTGGTGGTTTGTTCATCATTCAATGTCTCCTTATGCTTCTCCATATACCTAACAGCATTAACTATCCTTGTCAAGTCATCTTTAAACCCACCCAAGCCATCATTACAATGTTTACATATATAACCACGAAATGTGTCTGTGTCGTGGCAATGATCTAATACCCAAGTACCTAGAAGTTTTTGATTATACTTATTAACTTCCTGTATGGTTCGGGTACAAATAGGACAGGTATAATTTTTGTCCTGTGGGTATATATTTTTCTTTCTTAACTCAGCAATTACTTTTCTGTGTCCAGAACTACAGGATCTACATGTTCTTTTTACTTCAGCATTCTCTGTATTTTTATAACTCATCTGCTGAAAATTATTAAGAGGCTGTCTTATGTCACATTTTATGCAAACATAACCATCTTCAATTATCTCCTGTACAATATTTAGATCAAACAATTCTCCCTGACTCATACTTCATACCTCGCTGTCTTATAGTTAAGTTCGCAGTGTACAATACCATGCCAACCTGACAACTTATTCTTAACTACGTTTAGGTGACGTTGTGTATCTTCTTCTTCTTGTCCTTCTACAGGTGGGTTCTTAGCTATAAGTATCATCAAGTCAGCTTCAGCAGCTTTACCTGTACGTGAGCCTTCCATCATTGCTTGGTTTAGCACAACCTTGTTCTCTGCATCAGCAGATAGCTGTGACATATAAAATATAGCACACTCATGTTGCTTGGCAATCTGTCTTGCATGGATAGCATTAGCCTTGAGTGCCTCGTCTGTCCTAGCAAAACCTTGAGTACGAGCAAACTTGTCACCCATGTCTAGTATAACTACATCAGGCTTGTAAGATTTACACACACTCTCTACCCATGACATATCTCTACCAGTAGCGTCCTTAACTTTAATGTTATCACTAATGTTTTTGTATAGGTCTCTAGCCTTACTAGGATTCTGCTTAACTTCCTGCATCGTCATACCTGTAGCTGCTGTTAAATATCTAGCACCAACACGATGTGTACCTTCTTCATTACATAATATGACACACTTAGCACCCTGCTGTGCAAAACCATTTGGCCCTGCCACTAAACTCGCATGGAAAGATGTCTTACCTGTGTTAGGTCTAGCACCTACCTCTATCAAGTGTCCTTCGTTAACACCCTCTACCTTACGTGTAAGTGTAGGTATGTTAAATGTCCACTGTGCTTCCAAATCATTCTTAGATAGCAGTGTCTCAATGTCCATATCATCCCATTGTATATTTAAGTCAGGTGTGAAGTCATCACCATACTGCTCAAGTATATTACGTATAGGCTCTAGGTTAGACATAGTACCATTGACCATTTCAAATCCTAGATTAGCTACGTCTTCTCCAACTACTTGTTGAAACAACTTAGATAATACTTCCTGTGCTACATCACTACCCATAGCTGACTCTTTCTTTACCTGATTAAACAGTGAAGAGTATGCTTGCTTCTGTGCTGTAGTTAACTGTGCGTTATTTGACATAAACAATGCCTCAACTTCAGCAGGAGTCACAGTACGGTCATATCGTTGCATCGCTGTATCTATGGTACACTTAATTTTTCTTACATCTTTACTGAACAAACGATCAGGGCAACGCGCACCACGATGATCATCATAAAAGCCTTTGTCCATTAGGCTACGTATTAAAGATAATTCCATTTTATACTCCTAGTGTTGTTAGTTTTTCAATGTCGTTAGGGTGTCTATATTTTAAATCATTATTTAGTTTAAAGGCCATTACATTATCTACATGACCTCGCAGTTCTTTAGTAAATTCTAGTGTCTTGGGTAGCGCATCAGGATCTAACGCTATAATTGCTGTTGAGAACTGTGATAAGAACCTCTTGTGTCCTTCTGATAGGGATGTACCCAACACAGCGACCCCGACATATACATCACTACCTACAATTGCAGCACTTATACAGTCCTCAACAACTACAGCGACATTACCATTACCATGACTATAAGGCAAGTCGCTTTTACCATATCGTTTCCATTTTGGTATTCTATGTGTGATACTTCTGCCACTAGCATCTATCATCACACCCGATTTAACCACAGGAAATACGACACGACATTCTTTTACATCATACAATAAACCCAACTCATCTGGATCTATATCCCACTGAGTACAGAATGATTGTATAGCTACGTTATCTTTCACTAACCATTCTGGCTTATTAAAATGCACTTCTTTAACTTCTTTAGTAGTACGATTAAAGTATTCTTGTATGTCATCTTTACTTAATTGTACCTTTACTCGTCCACCTTTATGTAAGTCACAACTGTTTCTATAACACCTATACAATATATTTCCCATATCATTTGTAACTGAAAACTCTTTCATGTTACATGAAGGACAATACACTCTTACACTTTCTCCCATTGTAAGTGATAATTCATTTATATATTTATTTACATTCATAATGTATCACTTTTATTGTTACAACATACTGTTGATTTTAAACTATCTGATCTCTGTGTCAATGCATTATTTGCACTCATGTACGTATGTTTCATATATGGTTGCACAGAAGACACATGTGTATGTCCAGTCACTGCCATAACTTGTGGCAATGGTACACCTGCATCCACCATTTGTGTTACTCCTGTCCTTCTCAAGTCCATTAATCGTAGTGTCTCAGGTAGCCTAGCCTCACGCATGATGACCCTACCATTCTTAGATAGTCGCTCCAAGGGAAAAGGTCTGAAAGACCCCTGTATGGGGCTAGGATGAGGTGCTACGTACCTTTGAAAGCCAAAGTCTACACGCTGTTCTTCTAACATGGTCATTAAGTCATCAGATATAGGTAAAAATACCTCTGCTCTACGCTTACTTTGTTCAAGGTGTAACTGCCTCTTTTCCCAGTGTATATTATCCCATTCTAGTGTCCTCATATCACCTAATCTTTGACACCATTCGTATGCCATTTGAATAATGAGTCCAACATTACGATACTGAAACTTAGAGTACGCAACATCAAGAAAATCACGTACATTATCCTCTGTCCATACAACTTTTCTCTTTTTTACTGCCTTACGTTTAATATTAGAGAATGGATTTAATATAGCGTGTTCCATCTCAATCGCATAGTTAAATACACGTGATGCACAGGTAGCTGTATGGTTTGCAAGGCTCACACCACGCAAAACCCACTCTTCATAGATACCTTTGGCAACCTTTGTTGTTACATTTTTATATTTAACTGTGCCAATTTTGTCACACACTATACTCAGGAAGTATTTGTAGTCTACTTTAGTTGTATCACGTAACATACTGAAATCATTAGATTTATAGTATAATTCAATCAAATCTTTGACTGTGCTACGATCAGTGATCACAAATACCTGCGACTGTGTGTCACGCCATTCATCTATTGCCTTGTTGTCAGCACTTACAAGTCTACGCACCTGTTGCAGGTCAGTGCCAAAGGTTTTTCTGGTCACTACACCTGCATCAACAAGGTTTTGAGGTGGGTTGTAACGATACTCCCCACTCTCCCTCTTTTGTACATATCTTGGTAGATTTGGCATTAAGCGTACTCTCTTAGGTTCTCTACATTCCA